TCTATCAACAACGTCAAAATTATTTGATGTAGTTGTAAAGTAATTTAATATGTCTGCTTTAGTATCTGGGTTTATAACCTGTAATAATACATCAAGTTTATTTTTAATCTTTTTATCTGTTATATTACCTTTTTTACCTTTAGTAGATAAATATAACTTCATAACATTTCTTTGATCTGAGTCGCTAGTAAAATTCATTACATGCTCTACTAAGCCCTTACCTGTTGCAATGTTCATTAAATTGCTAGTTTGCAGTGCGGCTCCATCTTGTAACAAATTTGCATTAATTCCGTCATGCGCTCTTTTTATTTCTCTTGCTGTAATATTATCTGCTTTTTCAAAGTTACCATTAAGAGCTACGTTGTATGCACGACTTGTTGCAAGTTCTAATTGCTTTCCTATATTTTCTGTTTCAAGTGTTCTAAAATGTTTACGTGTTCTGTCTTGTACGTTTAACTTTTCATATGCTAATTTTTCAGTACCAGTAGCCGTAATGTATTGCTTGTATCTACCTTCAGCATTTTCAGCCATTGACTGTATATACTGTGACATAGCAGTTTCATAACCTTTAGGGTCAAACTCATACTTTGCACCAAACTCTCTAGCTTTAATATCCATTTCAGTAGATATAGAATCTTCATACCTAGCGTTAATTACTTTTTGATAAGCGTCTATTGCAAATTTACCCATACCTTCTGGTGCTTCAAAAGCTTCTGGCTTACCAGTAATAGGATTTAATGTAGTTATACCTTCAATTTCTACACCTTCTGCAATTTCTGCACCTACTTTTTGTGCATTTTCTGCTGCATTATTATATGCTCTGCGTGTAAACTCGTCAGCTTGTGATCTTATAGTTTCCCATAACTCAGCTTCACCTGTGTCTATTCTACGGACGCCAACTGGTTTATTAAAAACTTGTGTTTGTTGTCTGATTACAGCCATTTAAAACGTCCCTCCTTTTGCTGCGGTGTCTTGAGCATCAGCTATACCGTATGCCATAGTACCAGCAGCTTGTAGCAGAGAAGCGCGTCTAGCATTTCTACCTCCACGCCTTAATGCCATAGCTTCTCTAGTTCTTGCACTAGATTCTGCTTGTCGTTGAAAATCCATTCTGCTTAAATCAGTTGCTGCAATTTCTTTTTGTTTTTCTAAGAATGCTTCAACTGATCTATCTGATCCTACATCCCTACCAGACGCGTAAAACATACCTACGTTTGCTTCTGTAGCTAGATCATATTCATACCTACGTGATGCTGCTTGTTGCAACGCTAAGACCTCGCCTTGTTCTCGCTCAGTCTCAGTGTTAAATGCATCCATTCTAGCTGCATCTTCTCTAGCTTTACCTGCTTGTATTGAAGCATACGCTGATATTCCAGCACCAAGTAATTGAAAAAACATTATGTAATCAACTCCGATATTAGGCCATTAATCTGTAATGGCATGGGATCATCTTGCTCGATAGTAACTTGTGGGTTTCTACTATATCCCAAAAGCCTAACCTCTTTATTACCTGTAAATCCAGTAATATTATTGATAGTTCTGTTATTTACCTTAACAGATGTAGAATCCTTAACATTGAGTACAACTGTACTTATGCCACGAACATCGCCTGTAACTGGCCCATTAGCTGCTACAGTGTCTATTGCATTAGTAACTACTTTAGATGTAAATTTTTTGCCTATGTAGAAATGCGTGTAGTCAGTATATGCAGTTAAATCAATATTAACGTTACTATCTGAAGTAAACTCACCTAAATAAACTTTATTAGTTCCATCAAAACCAATAACATCTAATGTAGTATTTTGACCATATAGCATTATATTTATAGGATTGCTGCTATACGCATAATAAGCATAATTATCTAAACCTATATCGTCTACAAATTCACAAAAGCAATACTTGTTGTTGTGCGTTTTGTTATAAACAAACAACCTATCACCTATAGCAGCAACAGATAAGAAGCTACCTTGAGTCGTAAGGTTAGTCCAAGCTGCACGTTTTTCTGCTCTGTTGGAGCTAAACAACCCTATGTCACCATTGCCCATAACCATAGCAGCATAAGACTCTTGAGTATTAAATCCAGAATGGACAACTGCTAGATCAACTGGGTTTACAATAAGATGACTTGCTACTGTAGATATAGCTGTAGCTATATAAGCATCTTCTGCATCGGAATATATGTATTCTCTTACTGCTCTGCCACCACGCTCAACAAAGATAGTTGCACCATCAATAGATGTAGGCAATACAAACTCAGTGCCAAATGGTGTTTGCTTTCTAATCTGTGCATTTGTAGGTGTAATAGATTGATTAAGATATGTTGGTATATACAATTCATCTGATAACGTAAAGATCTGTAAGTCACGATTAGACCTCATATATCTTATTTCATTAACATCACCTGTAGCTGCTACTAAAATTATAGCATCAGTATCGTCTGCATCGCCAACATCATAATTAAAAAACTCACCTAGTTGACTCATAAATATTGTATCTGGTTCTGCTATAGTACCAGCAAAACATAATCTATTTTCATGGAATGTAACTGCTGCTGGGTATCCGCGCAATGCAGAGAAAGATTGTTCGTCCCATCTAGTAGTAGCTGCATTTGAGCTTATCTTTACAAAACCACCACCATCTTCAGATTCATTTGCTACACCATTTGTATTAATGCTATAAGTATTTTCATCTAATATATCTTGAACAGTCCTAGTGCCATTAATTTGATTTGCATTTATACCACCAACTGCAGCTGCATCTGAAACAAATACTTGACTACCTACTATAAGGCCATGATTGATTTGTGTAACTTCAATATCTGAATTACCATCTCTTGTGCGCAATGGATTAGTAACTGTAAGTCTAGTAGATAATTCTTTTATAATAGTACCAACTGCAACTGTTGATGAAGTTACTGAATCTATTCTTATTTCATTGCCACCATATCTTATAACAACATTGTTATGTTTACCTGTTGTATCAAAATAAGGAGAGCTAACAGTTAATGTTCTATTGCTACCTACAGTATATGTACTTGCTGTTAATGTTTGGTTAGTACCATGAAAAACACTGTATGGTTGATATGTATCTTTATTGTCATAGCTTGTATCAAAACTAAATACACTAACCTCAAATGTTGTAAGACTCGTTCTTGTAAGCATACGCGGCGCAAATAATGGGTGACATATAAACATAACGTCACCATATTGCGCAGTATTATACTCATGTAGATAATCTTTATCAAAAGGTAATGGATTATTTTGTGTATCGACAGTTACATCAGTTAAATTAATTACTGAACCATCAGATAAAACTCTAAAGGGAGCAATAAAAGCATCACCTATAGCAATGAGATACTCTTCATTATCGTCAAAAACAAACGAAGTTAAATGTATTTCTTTGTTTGTGTATGATGATGCAGTATCAATAAACTTTGTACCATGACGTTTCTTTACAGCACCCTCTGGCAATACAATCATGTTCTCTAAGCTTTGTGCAGATGCAGCATAGATAGGGCTATCAGTCCTCATTACTGTATTGTCACTTATTTCGCCGTACTGAAAGCTATTCTGTGGTATTCTTACTTTCTGCATTAGCTACGCCTTTGTGCTATAAACCTTGATGTCATTAACTTGCGTGTTGTTTGTTGTTGCGAGTCAAGTCTTCTGGCTTTTATCATCTGTCTTTCAGCTTGTTGATCCATCATACTACCTAAAGAAGCATCTCGCGCTATAGATATTGATAGCATTGCAGCTACTTGAAACTCTACAGCTAGTGTAAAGTAAGAAGGCCAAGAAGATTCGCTGGCTCTGTATATATAATCTGCAACAACAACTTCTTCTGTGGTTGTATCGCAATATACTTTATCGCCATATGTGTCATATATTATTGGATCGTCGTTAACTGTAACCGCACTAAGCATAAGAAGATCTGATGGCATTTGGTACGCCGCATCAAATCTGCTTGTAGGTGCTGCAGCTAATCTGTTTAATACTTGTTGGTTAGTTGCAAATCGCCAGCGTGTACTTGTCAACGCGGCTCTTGCTATGTCCTCATACATTGCGTCAACTACATCAGCCTCGGCTGTACCTTCATCAAATGATGAAATAGGAGAACCGCCCATTAGGACGGAAGCGCGTGAACATACTTTTATTGGTGTATTTGCTGGCATTTCTTCAACCTATATATTGGAGTTAAAGGGGGCCGAAGCCCCCTAAAATATTAGTTGTTGTCAAGAACTTCGTAAACGCCATTGTTGTCGATTACTACTGAACCCATTGACATCATTGATGTAGCTAGGTGTGCAACCTTTTGCGGTACATAGTTAAGCTCTGTCTGTACGTCAGAGTTAATACCGATACCAACTGATGATGTATGGTATGCAAAGTTCTTACCACCAGCAACAGCAGACGTTGAGAAGATCTTAAATCCTAAGAACTCTTTCATTGTCATACCACCTGCGAATGGTAGGCTTTGTGGTCCAACATAATC